ATGAGAAGCACACCGCCAAAAAGTAACCTTCGGAGCTTTCGGTACTCAGATGAGGTCGCGGCCATCCTCGAAGCACAGGAGGGCGGGAGCCTGAACGAGAAATTTGAAAATCTTGTGCTGTACTGCTACTATAAGCTGGACGAGCGTAAGGCCGCGCTGGCTGCCGTTAACAGGGAGATCGACGAGAGCAGGGAGCGGCTATACCGGCTACAGGATGCAACGAAAGAACTCCGGGAGCTCGAAAAAGACCTCCAGAATGCAAAGTTTTACTTCGAGCTCGTAGAGCGCAGAGCAAAGGCAATCTCAGACACAGAAAAGTAACACAATCACACGCGCCGGCGGTGCTGGCTGTCGGGCGAAAGTGTGTTACATATCGCCCACGGTTCAGGCCGTGGGCGAACCTGTTTAAGATCACGTTTTCAATCCAAACAAACTTGGAGGAACGCATGATGAAAAAACAGCACTACATGACACATGACGAGCGCCAGAAGCTCGAGGCGCTTTTTAATGCCGGGATGCCCGTAGCTCAGATCGCCCGGCAGCTGGGGTTCTGCCGTCAGACGATCTACAATGAACTGCGCGCAGGCCGGTATGAACACAACGTAGAATATGCCTATGAAACCCGATACTCACCGGACAAGGCTGAGATCATCCACCAGGAACACCAGGCCATGAAGGGCAGGCCGCTCAAGATTGGCTGCCACAGGGCCTACGCTGCCTTCCTGGAGGACAAGATCATTCGGGAGCGGTATTCCCCCGCGGCGGCGCTGGCGGAGGCCAGGCGGGCCGGGTACGACATCACGATATGCGTATCGACATTATACAGCTATATCGACAAGGAAATCTTCGTGCGGCTCACCAATCGGCATTTATGGGAAAAGGCGAAGCGAAGAAAACAGGCGAACAAACCGGCAAGCCGTGTGACACATCCGCAGCTTCCCTCGATAGAGGAACGCCCACTGCGCATCAACGCCAGAGCCGAATACGGTCACTGGGAAATGGATCTGGTTATCGGCAAAGCCGGCAACCGAGCGGCGCTTATGACCATGACGGAGCGTCTGACCCGGCAGGAGCTTATATTCCTGCTGCCAGATCGTCGGGCCCTAACCATACGCCGAGTATTTGACCGGATGGAACGAACCATGGGAAAACGGGCCTTCCGGGAAAAGTTCAAAAGCATCACCACGGACAACGGGCCGGAATTTCTGGAATATGCCGCGCTGGTACAATCCATATACGGCGGCAGCCGATTTGATATTTATTACTGTCACAGCTATGCCGCCTGGGAAAAGGGCAGCAACGAGAACCACAACAGGATCATTCGCCGATGGTTTCCCAAAGGCACAAATTTCAGCAAGGTCACAAAAAAACAGATAGCCGATCTCCAAAACTGGATGAACGGCTATCCAAGAAAATCTTTAAATTGGTTATGTCCAAGAGAAGCGGCGTAACACATTTTAGCTTCAGGCACCAGGATCACGCTTGTAAGACCGTGTTACATTACCAGAGTTCCCATTCCTTTTGGGGCAATTCTTTACGACTGTACGAATTAAACAGCTTCCAAAGAGGAGGAGAGAAGATCCAGCGTGTACCGATGAACGGTAAGCTGAAAGAATACATGTCCATGATCTGGTGTGTCTGCTTATCAATTCCCACTTTGCGATGAATCTTCTTTGTGACGATGCAGTAAGGAATCAGAGATTTTTTAAGAACATAGTAATTTTGAGCAAGACGTTTCAAAGTGATGTCCATGTCATCATAGGACTGAGAGAAGACGTCAACCGAGCACTCGTAGTGCCGGTGATATTTGTACCAGTAAATAGCCTCCTTAGGAAAGGCTTTAAAGTTGCGGTTATTATATTCAATACCGGCCTCGTCGATGATGACTTTAGCATCATCAATCATGTAGTAACCAATGTCAGTTGCAGGATCAAGTTTATAAGCGCCGGTAATAGGAACATTTGAAAAGACCGACGTTTTACGCCGGAAAAACCGAGAGGCCAGAACTTTATCTGAGAAACTACCCGGATGCTTTTGGCACCAGGTAATTATCAGAGATTGTTTCATATTTCGCTTTGTCAGCCAGGCAGCAAAAGTGGTTTTGCCAGCGCCGGGAACGCCGAAATAGATATTCAAAACGTTAGGGTCTTTTTTGGGACACATCCAACGATGAATCAGCAGGAGGAGAAACAGCAAATAAACCATAGTACATACCTCGTTATAGTGTGGGGCAGGGTGCGCGCACTTCGTTTGCGCGCGCCCTGCCCTTTTGGTCAGCCGCGAAGAGAACGGAAGAGACCGACAGCAACGAACGCAATGCCGATCACGCAGGGAACAAAGAGAACGGGCGTCGATACTACGGCAGTACCGATATTACCCATCCATGTGACCAGAGACGTAAAAACGGTTGTGACGTTGCCAAGGAAATCAGCAAGAACACCTTCAGCCATGGTGAATATCTCCTTTCTTTGGAATTAGCCGCGAAGCGAACGGAACAGGCCAACGGCAACAAAGGCAATGCCGATGACGCAGGGAACGAACAGTACCGGCGTAGAAGTGACAGCGCTGCCGATGCTGCCCATCCAGGTGATGAGCTGAGTGAACACGGAACCGACATCGGTAAGGAAACCAGCAAGACCAGTCATGAGAATTACTCCTTTCGAATGTGTATATAAAATGGTTCATCCATCAGGATGCAAGGATTTTAAACGCTTTGATGACAAAGCAGAAAATCACGGTACCGAAAAGATAGATCACCGGCTCCGAGCCAAGGAATGTAGCAATGGCGTTGAGCAGGAAGGTCGTGTAGTCCATGATAGGCTGCATATTCATAATTTCAGCAGACCTCCAATGATACGGAGAATTCCGTAGACCATAGTGGCAAACAAAAATGCACCGGCGATCCAGGCATAATCCAGACCGGCAATGCCGGGCACGGCCTCGGTTGTGGTACTGACAAGCGTACCGTCCGAAGCATAGGTATTGACGGTATTCGTCTTCTGGTGATACTCGCCGAGGACGCCGGTCACAACGTCGGACATGGTAGAAGCTGTGCCGCTTACAGTCAATGCGGCAGGAGAATCCAAAGAAGCGACTGAATAGGTCTGCTCGTCAGCAGCCGAAGGAGAAGCCGTTGCAGTTTCCGCAGCAGGCTGCGTAACAGCCGGATCGGCAGCCGCAGAAGTTTCCGCAGCAGTTTCGGGCGGTAAGATCGTGACATTGACCGTTACTCCATTCTCGTCTTCGGTGGTTTGTATGATTGCTGGGGCATCCGTCTCGGCAACCGTTGTTTCATCGGCGGCCAGAGCCGGAACACACAGCAGGAAAGCAGCCAGGCATACATAGAGAGGTAAAAACCGATTCATTTTTCGTCATTCTTCCTTTCATCGGAAATGTGCTTTTTACCGCCATGGCCGGAGCGGTAGTTAGTGCCGGAACGATGAATAATACCAAGGCTGAGAGAGAAAAGGCCGATACAGATATTTGCGATTAGCACAGCCATAAACCATGTAGCAAACGAGAATCCAAGACCGGGAACCTTAACGCCTCCCATCAGCCGCCAGACGTCGGCCATAATTTGAGAAAAGGTGTTCAAAGTATTATCAAGAATCATATCCGACACCTCACAAGAAAGGGATAAGGTCGATAATCTTTGCAATGAGCTTTGCAATGACGATCACCAGAGAGATACAGACCGCGCCGAACAGGATGACATTCAGCGGCGACGGCAGCCAGGTGAACATGATCGCCAGAAGATCAAACATGGGAAACTCCTCCTTTTGTAACACAACCAGGAACGCCAGATCCGCTGGCTACCGGGCCGAAGTGTGTTACAGTAATTTGAAGACGCTGAACAAAACGGTGAGTGCGACGCCGAGAATAAGCAACGAGGAAACTTCGGGGGGCAATGATGTCACACATCCGGACATGAATTTAAAGGCATCCGGCACACCTTCGGGAAGAGTATAACCTCCGGTACTCTGGTCAGATCGGAAAACGGAAAACAAGTTAGCGTCTTTGAAAGAGTTAAAGAAATTCGATATTCCGCTGAGCACGGTATCCGTGATGAAATCGAAAACAAAGGAAAGCAGGTCTTTCAGGAGGTCGAGAATTTTTTCCAATACCGATTCGACCAGATCAAAAACGGTCGCGATCAGGCCACCAAGAGCGTTATTGAAAGCGTTTTTGATCTTGCTCCATAAGGTAGAACCAGAAGCACCGGAAACGGTTTGACCAGAACTGCCCGCCGTGCCTGTCCCATCTTCGCCCGTATCAGATGAACCGGAACCACTTGACCCGCTGGCACCGTTGGCCGTGTTTGAGTTGATCGTCTGAAGCTGACTGAATATGCTTTGCAGCAGAGATTTTAAGGTAACGTTGTCCTCGGCATAGTTACCGAAGCCAAGAGAATTATAGAGGTCTTCAATTTTCGTGTTCAGGTTCGACGCGAACAGCGGAAACGTAGTTTGAAAATGTGCACTCAAATTATTGTACATATTGGTAAAGAGGTACATGAAATCATTCCAATTGGTTCCGGAAACATTACCAGCGTGCGAGGTATCGGAAATCCATTTATTGATAATGGAAAGGTCAATGCCAGTCGTAGTACCGCCGCCGCTATCTCCGGAAGAGCTGGAAGCGGAAACATAAAGGATACTATAAGAATTTGTGCCGTCGTTCCATGTGATAGCATCATCACCATAGGTAATTGTGATGGTTCCGCCCGCTGCCGTTGTTACGGTATAGGTACGGGTGGCATAATCATAAGCCCATTTTGTAATGCTCGTAGTTTCACCGGTGACGGGGTTATAGACCCGCTTGTTTGTTTCATCTACGATAACCGTACCGGAAGGAGCCACATGCAATGCTTCACTGGAATCCTTGTAACCGTAACTGAAATTGTTAGTCGTTGTAATGGAAGTAACACGAGTGGAAGGAGCTATATTCGTAGTATAATTGTCCTGGATGACACCGGAATACGGGATCAAGTCAGCATACATACGCCAAGCGGCAGAAAAATTAGAACCGGAATTACCAGAAAACGTTATAGACCGCGCATAAACATAATTATCTTTCGCCACGTCAAAACTTGCCGAATCCTGCGGAGCATAAGCACCGACAGCGTAAGAACAACCACTCGTATTTGCCACGCAATGGAATGTCGCAGTACAATGAAAAGGCACTTTAATACCATCAGGCTGCAACACGGAGAAAGAAGTTTGAGTATCAAAATTTCCAAGGACAGAAGGAGATATACCGGAAGTCATCGTATAAGAGCTAGAATCGAAACCGGTTGAAGTATGGAAATCAAAATAAACGCGGATACCGCCATCTATAAGGGAAGTTGTACCAAGCTCGGTGTTCATGCCGGTAACGTAGGTGTTATAAGAGCCAAACCCACCGCTATAATCTCCAAAATTACCGCCACGCGAATCGCTCTCATCGTCAATAAGCTTTTTCCACCAAACGGAAATTTGCATTTCATCGTTATTCATAATATGGCCGCCATAATCAAGCCATTTAAGAAACGAATCAATGGCATATTTAGAGGCGTCGGCAATAGTAGCCGAAGCATCGACACAAAAAATAGATGAAATTATGACAATACACAAAAAAAGTGCTATAATACGTTTAGCCATGCTACTACCTCATAGGAGTGATAGAAATGACAAAAAAATATTGGATTCTAAGTAGCGCTATAACCGCAATACTGCTATTCACATTTTGGCCCATAGGCATATTCATAGGATTGCTTTTGCTGCTTATATGGCCCAATATCAACAAATCCAGATCATAACGGAGAAAGAATATGCAGAATATCTTTCTAAAGCAGCAAATTCAAAACATGAAAACAAACATCATGCTCTTTGAGAAGGCTTGTGAAATGGCAGCACTGAAAGACGATTCAAAATTGTCAAAAGAGGAAGAACGCGCAATACGCCGTATAAAGGCATCAGGAGAGAAATACAAGAAAGCACTTGAAAAAATCGCTGAATAATTAGGCTTTGGGCTTTTTACGAGCGACGAACCAATTGTGCAGCCGCTCGGCCATGTGCCAGCCGAAAGACGCAAAGAAGAAAAACACGATCACCAGAAGCAGGAGCAAAAGACACTCAAAAACAAAGTTCATTTCTTTACCTCCGATTTTGATTCAAATTCTAAGGACAGGCTACGGCCTGTCCTTTTCAATTGTCGGCGTGTGGCCTGTACGGAACAGGTAAGCTGCCAGAGCTTCGGCAAGATGGGCGTCACCGGTGCGGCCCCAAACGTGACCGAGCTCGTCTTTGATAATCAGCATAATAACCTCCATGTAACACAAATAGCGCGCCGGGCCAGCTAATCGCAGCGGTCATTGTGTGTTACAAATCCATAATGTTTTTCACGCGCCGTGCAAAAGCATCGAGCTTCGCCTGGTGCTCTTTTACGAGCATATCGTACTTTGGGTTTTGCTTTGTCTGCCTGCTGGAAAGCAGCTCCATGAAGTCATCGACGCCATACATGCGGATGAGAGCGTCAATCGCATTGCCGGCCTGATTAATTACGTACTTCCGGCAGCGCTCCTCGTTATAGATCATGCCGGGCGCACAGTATATGCTGATGCGCTGGGCATCCTCTATGAATCGCATCCAGTAATCTGTCATGGGCCAACGCCATTTGTTGGCGTCATCGGCGGGCTCGACATAACGCAGGTAATTAAGAATGACGCCGGAGAACGCTTCACCGATAGGCAGATTAATTTTGGTAAACTGAGATGCGCGGTCATCTCTGAGCTGAAGCTCACACCGAATCCAATGTTCATCCGGGTCACAGTTCCGCTCCCGGGCTTTGTCATAAATACGGATAAGAACTTTACTTTGTGGGCTACCGATTTGAATTGTGGTGCCTTTTGAGGACAAAACCAGTTCCCAATAATCTGATTTGCTGATATACATGCCGGTTTGGGTATCTCTTACGAGATCTCCCAAATCTAGTACGCCGGTATGATCGTCATAGGCCACGTCAAGACGTGTTAAGTTCAGGTTGTTTTCCCGGATGAAAGAAAAAAGGCTTGCCCACTTCTGTTCGTTATCTTCGCTGAGCGTTGATAAACTCTCGAATGTGCGGCAGCCCTGACCAGACATTTCAACCCATACGCCCATATCGTCACGGCCGTTGTAGTGAATGCTGATTGCTGAGAAGTATTTACGATCCTGATAACCTCGCGCGCCTTTTGCTTCTGACCAAGGAACATGGGTCAGACCAAGGGCCTGCATAAGCTGTTCAGGAGAATGTTTTTTGGAAGTAAACGAAAACCAGTCGTATAGAACTAAGTTTTCCGCCTGCTTGCTATCCACTCATAAGGGCCCCTCTCCTTATTTTGTAGGTAGTGCCCCCCTGTTAGCGGGGGGGGCACGCCGGAGGGAGCTACCCTCCGGCGCGTTTGATTGGATAAAGTACAGTTAAGCCTTGTCGGCAGGAATCATGTAGGAAATCTTCTTCTTGCTGTCAAAGAAGCACTTCACCCGTTGGCCGGGCTTGACGTCCTTCCAGACGGCCGGAGAGACACAGGAATACTTCACGGCTTTCTGACCGAAGAAATGATAGTCGCTGTTCTCCGCGCCGGTAAAGTCTTCCAGCATGAACACGTTGCAATAATCCCGCATGGTGCCGTCATCCGCTTGAAACCTGCCATACCCGTAACCTACAAATGTTTTCTCTTCCATGGAATGTACCTCCAGCTTTCTACCGGCTTGTGCCCGGTTATAAAATTAGGCGATATTTACCAACCCTCGCCCTGGGCTTGCGCATCTTTAAAGACATAGCGCAATCATCTGACCGAAAGCAGCTTTTCTATTAGTCCCCTTTGGTGCTGCTTAACCGCAGGGCCTTCAGCTAAAAAAATGGACAGGCGGACTTGTTATCCGTCTGTCCATTTTTAATATAGAATCTGCC